ATCCCAGAAGCCTACATGGACGACGCGGACGTGCCTATCTGGTCCGAGGTCCAGCCGCGTATCACGGAGGCGGTCGGCCAGCTGATCGACCTCGCCGTGCTATGGGGCATCAACAAGCCTGTCACATGGGGCGAGTCGGTGTTCACCGGAGCCGGCAAGTCCGGGCACTACGTCATCCAGGGCACAGGCGTTGACCTCGGCCAGGACGTGACAAAGCTCGGCGCGATGATGGCCCAGACCGGCTACACGGTCAACGGCTTCGCAGCGGTTCCGGGTACAAGCTGGAACCTGGCAGGCCTCCGGTCGGCCCAGGGCGTGCCGATCTACCAGCCTGATATGCAGGGCAAGCCGGGCGGCGTTCTCTACGGCTATCCTATGCCCGAGATCAACAACGGTTCCTGGCAGGGCGGCCTCACCGGGGCTGTCATGCTAGCCGGCGACTTCACCAAGTCGCTCATCGGTATCCGGAGAGACATCAGCTTCAAGGTGTTCGACCAGGGCGTTATCAGCAACGACTCCGGCGTCGTCATCTTCAACCTGATGCAGCAGGACGCCGTGGCGCTTCGCATGACGATGCGCCTCGCCTACGCGACCGTCAACCCGGTCACGATCATGCAGCCTGGTTCCGCGATCACGGCCCGTTGGCCGTTCGGAGCTGTCCTGCCGGTCGGCGCGGCGGCTCCTTCTGGCGGCCCAATCGGCGTCATCCAGGCTCCGCCGTATCCGTACACGGGTACGTTCGGTGTCGAGGGCCAGGAAGAGGCGGCCCAGGCCGAGATGGAGGCCAACGCCCAGGCCAGGGCTGAGATGCTGGAGAAGGGCCCGCAGGCTGACGAGGTCGAGGAAGAGGAAACAGAGACAGCGCGCACGCGGCGCTCTGGCCGTTCGCGGGGCAATGAGTAGTCCAGCCCCAGCGGCGGATAAGCTGCCTACCCTGGCTACGGTTGATGATATCGTAGCCAGGCTAGGCCGCAACCTTAACCAGGGTGAAGCAGCTCGTATCGACGCAATGCTGAAGGATGGCAGCGCCATTATCCGCAGGTATGCGCGCAAGGACTTCATTTACGCAGAACAGGATAAGCAAGTTATCATCGCCGACGTTGGGGTGATCGTGCTGACGGATCGTCCTGTCATATCTGTCGACGCGGTTGTGGCGCTATCGGGTATCCCTGGCATCCCTGATCTTCCAGTGACTTGGTATGTGTTTGATGGCATCGACAAGATCACTGTGCTGCATCCTCGTCAGTCCGGTATCATAAACCTGCCGTACGCCTGGTACACATCGGCTTGGTACAACGAGTCGTTCTTGGTGACGTTCTCTCACGGCGAAAATGTAACGCCGCCGGAGGTGCTCGGCTTGCTATGTACCGCTATCATATCAGAGCTATCGACGCCGACAATGTCCGCCACGGTCCAGAGCGAGACAATCGGGGCGTACAGCTACAGCATGCGACGGCGAGCCGTCGGTGGTGGCCTCTACGCCACATTGATGGACTTCGGCATGCAGACCATCCTAGGCGATTACCGTAACAGCGCGGGTACTCTCCACTTGAGGTTCTAATGTCCATTATGCCGAACGGCGTGACCGTGACCCTAGTCCGGAGGTCCGTCTCCGGACAGGATGAGTTTGGCAATGATGTGTACACCGAGACAACCGAGGACGTACAACCGTGTTCCATCCAGCAGGGGTCTAGCCGGGAGAATCTCAGCTTTACGGATCAGGTCATTACCGGGGTGATCGTGTTTATACCGTACGGCACTGACCTGACTTATCTCGATGCCATCATCTACAACGGTGTTAAGTTTGAGGTGTCTGGCGATCCTGATGTATGGGTATCGCCGTGGTCCGGCAATACGGCTCCGATTCGCGTATATGCCAACGTGGTCAAGGGGGCAGCGCCGTGACGTCGAGCTATACGCCTGATCGGACTGGTATGCTGGAATTCCTGAACTCTGGCATGTTGCTTGACGTTGTGGAACGAGTAGCTGATATTATCAAGACCCGCGCGATTACGCTGGCGCCAGTAGGTAGCATTCTGGAGGGTGACCCGCATCCAGGGGAATACATTAGCAGCTTTCATATCAGAAGCCATCGGTTCGGCGGCGCCACCAGGGACCGGGCGGAGGCCATTGTATATAATGATGCAGCGGATGCGGTATGGGTTGAATTTGGGTCCCATGGCCAGGAGCCGTATCACGTGCTACGACGCGCAGCGAGCGAGGCGACGATATGACTGTTATCATAACTCCGTTCCCTGATGTTGAGGCCGCATTGATGTTCGCGCTAGTGCCGATGGAACCGGATGTCAGGTTTGTTACTTCTATGCCGGCTGGCCCGTTGAAGATGATCACTGCTAGGATAAGCCGTACCGGCGGCACAGATAGTCATTTTATTGACCGGCCTACTGTTGACATTGATGTTTGGGGCTTCAAGTCTGCCCCGATGGACGTATCTATCGCCGCGCGAGACATACAAGCCGACGCTATGTCCCTTATGGGCATACAAGTTCAGACGGGAGTGATACAGCACGTAATTACAACTATTGGACCGAGGCCGATACCAGAGGTGAATCCTGATCTTGTTAGATACAACGCGACGTACGAAGTCTATATACACTCGTAGGAGGAAAGGCAAATGCCACCTAGTAGAAGTGATGTTGAAGAGCGCGACGTTAGCCCGCTGGCGGTGGGCCCCGGCAAGCAGAAGAACAACGCCCTGATCTATGGGGCTGGCGACGTTATCGTCTGGGTCGCCGCTCAGAACACGGCCGGTCCTATCACCGGCTTCGAGGACATCTCGACTCTCACCGGCTGGTACAACTGCGGGTGGGTCGACGTATCCGGCTACATCTTCAAGCTGGACGAGACCATCAAGGACATCGGCGCGGCCGGTATCCTGACGCCGGTACGCTCCATCCTCACCGGCGGCTCCAAGACGGTGCAGCAGACTTTCCTGGAGGCTCTCAACCCGTACGTCCGGTCTCTGTATGACGACGTGCCCATCTTCCCGGTCACGACCTCGCCGCTGCTGGCAACCACGACCGCGCCGTACGTGGCCAACTATACTATTCCGGACCCGCCGGCTGACAACAGGTACGCCTTCATCTGGGATACAGTCGACGGCGTCAAGGCCATGCGGATGTATGCGCCCAACGTCAAGGTGACGGCTCGCGGCAACGACCAGCCGCAGCAGGGCGACGCAGAGCTGATGGACATGACCGTTACGATGTACCCCGGCAACGTCGCGGGCTCCATCTACGTCGCCCATCGCTGGATCAACTACGGCCAGAGCATGGCTGGGTACTTCACGTGAGCGCCGACCTGGAACCAGTCGACGAGCGTGACGACGAAGTTGACGTTGACGTCGACCTCGACGCACTGGATACTGATCTACGTAGCGAGCGCGTAGGCAAGCCAACGACCGTCAGGATTGGCGGTATCATTCTTCACGTAACCCACGCGGGGGAATGGTCATCAACCGCAATGCGAGCCGCTGCCTCGGGCGACTGGGATACTTGGGCTCGCGAGGTCATAGCGGACGACGACGAGTTCAAGGCATGGCTGGATGCTGATCTGCGCAACTACCAGATCGAGGCCGTGTTTGATGAATGCGGTCGCCAGGCTCGTATGAGTTCGGGAAAATCGCAGAGGCGGCCTGGGTCATCTCGCAGTTCGCGGAGGAGATAGAAGCAGACCTGGCTCGCTATTACCGGCTGGAGCTTTCTGACCTGTTCCAGCCTGGGAATAGCCTTACATGGCGAAGGCTGCTGGTGCTGCTAAAGCACCTTCCACCGGAGAGTGCCGTGAACACTGCGATACGAAACAGTACGCCGGAAGATGTGCTAGCCGAAAGTGATCATGACCCAGCTACTGGTAAGTGGAGCACGGTAGAGACTCTGCTTGCAGTGCTCATCGATGAGATGCGCACATGGCAGTGGATCTACGTACAGGCACACACAGATAGGCGCGTAGCGCGGCCGCAGCCGATACCCCGTCCCGGTGCCGCGTCTCGCCCTAGGCGGCGTCTAACGCTCGCGACGGTACGAACCCTGGACCCAAGGCTACGCGGTCTCTCGCCCGAGGAAACACAAAGCAGACTTGATGAGCTAACCGGCGGCAGGAAGCGAGGTGACTGGTAATGGCCGGCGAGATATTTGTAGGTTCGGTCGCCGTAGGTGTTGTACCGGACCTACGCGGATTCAATGACCGTATCCGCCGGGAGTTGGTGCCTTCAGCCAATCGTATCGGACAGGACATAGGCAAGGCGATATCAAAGGGAATCCTGGACTCGCTGAACCTTGGCGATGTCATTACTAAGGCATCAGTTAAGTCCAGAGCTGTTACCAAGACTGCTGCATTTGATCTCGGTACAGTGTACGGCAAGGAGATGCGCCGTGCCATCGACCTTCAGCTGAAGGGTATTACCGCTAAGGTCAAGCTCGATGTCGACCAGGCCTCTCTTAACCGAATCCGTAGAGTTATCAGTATTGCGGCATCTGCTGCGCTAGCCGCTTCAGGCGCTGCTGGCGGAGGCGGCGGTGGCGGAGCTGACTTGACTGCCCTCATCAATCTCCTTCGTGGCGGTGGCGGAGGTGCTCGTGGAGGCGCTCGTGGAGGTGGCGGCGGAGGCATTCTCGGATTCCTCTCCAGCTTCAGGGGAGGTGGTCAGACGCCTCTAGGTGCTCTTGGTGCCTTGTCTGGGCCGCAGGCTGGAGGCGTTGCCGCCGGAATTGCAGGGGCAGCTCCTTTCATAGGACAGCTCATAGGCAGCGGTATCATATCCGTGCTAGGCGCGGGGCTGACGGGGCTTGGTATCTATGGCGCGCTTTCGGGTACGACCGGCACACAGACGACTCCCGGCCAGCTGAACGTCGCTCAGCTACAGCTACGGGCCGCGCAGCTACGGCTACAACAACTCCAGAGCGGGACGACAACAACGAGGACGACCGCGCCTGCTACGCCTTTGTCTATCATCGCCGCGCAGGATAGACTGGTAGCTGCGCAGGACCGTCTCAACAAGCTTCAGTCTAGCGGCAAGGCTACGGCCGCTCAGCTTGCTAGCGG